ACTTATCATGCCGGATGCTGCGGGTACTACGCGATCGCCGAAGCGCTCAGTCATGAGTTCTGGGACGACGTCAAAGACTTCGATGAACCCCCATTTAACAGTGATAATATGATTTCTAAGATCATTCAACTGCAGAACGGACAAGAACCCAGTGCGAAACCAGATGAATATCTTAGTTATTAGACTGTGCTTTCCGTCATCAAAGCATACAAATAGCAGAAGCAGCACAAACAAACAATCATCGTCGCAACTCCTGAATGCATAGTCGTTTTCCCAGGCGATCGACATCTACGCATAGTAACGTTGAGACACGATAAATGGGACACGTACCAAAGTGCTATTCATACTGTCGATGCGGTTGTATACCCAATTCTCCCCGAAATCTGCTAAGATTATGACATCGACACGTTAAAAACGCCAAAAACCACCGAACATTTCGGTTGCGCTATTAGATAAGCCGATACATTCCTTTAGGAATGTAATGATGATGACTTCCCTCCCACCGATTCAGAAGAGTGGCATAGTGCGACCAATGTTAGAAAAGAAGATATAGCTCTAACCCCGGTTGAGAACAATAATGTGTCACCGAAGGGAAAAAAGAAGTCGAAGAGAACCGAGAACGAAGATAGCTTAGCCAACCCGTCAGAGAGAACCGTTGACAAAAGTGGCAACAAACAGCCGGCACAATTTCAGAAAGACAGTTTGACGCCTGAGACCCATAAGCCTTCATCTTCCCTCGAAGTCAGTGCCCACAAACCGGTCATACCAGAGTTAAAAAAGAAGCTCGCTCAGTTGGATGCCCAGCTCGCCAGTGCCCAGGCAGCAAAAGCCTCGAGTAGCCGGAAAGCGGAAACTGCTGACCGCATTAAAGATGAAAATAAAAACAGTTCGGCTCCCGAGAACGGGAAACCACAGCGTGAGTAGCTGAAGAGAAGCCATCTAGCTGAGGCAACTGCATCCGTCGAAACTGAGGAAAAATTGGTGAAGGACGTAGATCCTACGAAAGCGAAAGCCAAAGGAGATGAACAAGCTGTTAAAGCGAAGCGTGGCAAGAGAATGAAAGTTGATGCAGATGCCTCAATTGAACTCGGCTTTATTCATGATGAACCTAAGAAGCCTGAATCAAATCATTCGACTAAATCCGTTGATCATCACAACACTAGTTACACCTCATCCCTGTCACAATGCGAACTCCCGCAGAACTATACACCTTTGTTCATTATTGACGAACCTGACATGTACCTGTTCAAAGATTTGATATAATAACATTAGTGCAAACGCGTTCTGCGACCCGAGCATGAAGATCAGTTCACGAAAGCATTGTTATCTATATTAACGGTGCATACACCTTCTCACCAGTTGACTTTGTTGAAACACCTGTATAAGAATATCAAGGATAAAAGACCGAATGGCGAAGAGACTCAAGCTCTAACCTTCAACTGGTTCCTGAACTCTGTGTGCAACGCGAATACGTCGGAATATAGAAGGAAACACTTTAAGAGGACAGAAATCACCGACGTCTTCATTAAAACAAGGCTAGCGACCATGTACAGAGGCCTCAAATATGGCGTGCTCGGCAAGTACGCCGCCGGTTATGAATGCTACGATTTCGACTTTAAACTAGTGGCGAAACCGCAACCTGACACCCACTACATAGTGTACAGCAAAGACGTTGACAGCCCGAGCCTAATCAGTAAGGGTATAATATGGCCGAAGATGGAGGACGTCGCCACTTTTTCTGTCAGGACCGAGTGTGGTACATGCACCCATCCTTCTAACGCTGTCGCCGCATGGAAGGCGCAACATTCGCTGAACTCTTTCTTTGGAGTCAAGAACGGAGGGATGCCAAAGGCCGGGATGGCGAATTATGATATATTCGGATACATGTGCTGTTACTTACCCTCGAGAAAATTCGGCCACGACGGTCCGTGTAACAAGGCCACGAATTACAACGCAATCAAGGAGTACGAAAGGGTTATTAAAGCAAATGCTCCCAAACCTAAGGCAGTCAAGAGCGTTAAGCCACGCAAAGACAAAACGTAAGAAATTCTGAAAAAATATCTTCAAAAACCATCTGAAGACGTTTAGTAAACAGTTTAAACTGAACAGCGAGAATAACCTGTTGACCAATGGCTTGAGAGGATGGCGCAGGATGAAGAAATTTTACAGATATGGGGCAAGATTAAATAAGCGTATCCAAAGAACAAAAATTTGAATGTCAGATTGAAATACCTTAAGGCAGCCGGAATGACTGAACGCGTAGAAATCGTCAATTCCTTGAAGAAATAACTTTCGAATTCTCGGCGTATAGAAAAGGAAAGGCTCGTTACGAGTTCATCCAGTGAAGATGGATACGAATTCGCAGTGAAAGGAAGGAATAAAGCTGCCGTAGATATAATCTCCGCAAAGAAATACAATTAGTTGTTGGACGAGGCGAAGAAGGTAAGGAAGGAATAAAAACAAAATAAGCTGGTTGATGCTTACGAAATGCTTCAGGCCGGATCCTCCACCACACAACAACTTCTCACCACGAACGCACCTCGGTGTGTGAACCCTGCGCCTATATAAACAACGAAGCAAGTAACTAAAATGACCTCTGCAAAACCGCTGAAGAATTTGAGAGCTGTCAGTGCCATCGTCAAGCAAGAATAATCGCTCGCGACAAAGATTGTTAACCAGCTTAGGTTATACGGTGGGGCGACGATGGAAGACCAAGTTCGATAACTGAAAAACGTAATCGGTGAAGAAAACGTCGAACCAGTTATCGGATGTTTGAAGGGGATGAAGAAATCGTTCATCTCCTTATGCGGCAGTGATTACAATTCGATGTGCCACGCTATAATCGGGTCATTGTAGACGATCAAAGCATGTCGCGAACAAGCGCTCTCCAAAAAAGGAAAACTTGCTTAGACAACAGGCAAGTAAACATAGAAGGTTGTCACTGGTGAAAGAACCAAACTTTCTACAACTCCAAAACATGAAAACGCTGTCAGTGACAATAGTCGTAGAAAAATTCAATCTATGACTGAAAAGAAGTCAGACAATAACAAGGTAGCCGTTATTGCTGAGAAGAGTGAACAAACTTCGTTGACTCCATAAACGAATCGATCTGTTTCGTCACAGACCAAACTGGAGGCAAAGAAACGTAAAGGTGTTAATGTCACGACTTAAACTCACTCTCATCCTTCCGAGAAGTCACATTCTTCATATAAGTATACCGATTAATCAATCCAAACAGAAAACAAACGCGCAACAAACATGGAAGTTTAGACTGATGGCGACTCTGATTCGGTTCTTAACACTTCTCATCATAGTTCGCAACAAACTGACGTTCAGCACATCGTCGAAGAAATATTGAAAGAAAGTAAGGAGAACCGTGTTGTCAGCCAGGAACCTGTTAGCATGGAAGAAAACAGTCTCAGATCGATTCTTAGTTACTCAGACCCAGAGAAACCAACTAATACTCCAGATGTTTGGCAAGTTCTGAAAGGGAAAAGATAATTGAAAAACACTTTAAAATAGAGTGAACAAAACTCCGACTCCGAACCGGCCAGAGGTTTGTCTGATATCGAAGTCTATCATGAGCCGAGCTCCACATACTCATCAGAACCTGATAAGGAATCCTCGCAAACTTTCAGTTTCATGACGATAACAACCGATTAACGTGTGAGCCGAAAACCTGCTCCCAAGGATTATTACCGATATGACAGGCCAACGTTGATATTTGACCAACCAGGGCAGGCACGTCTTCCAGAATAACGTGGGTTAGGATTATTCTTCTCGCGTATCGGCGACATGATTCGGGCGATCAGAAGGTGGATTGCCAACATTATATCGCGATTCCGGAGAGCAGGAGGAAAGACAGAGAACTTTTACACACTCAGAAACGCAGTAAAACTTACCGCATTTGTGTTGATTTTCTGGAAAAATGCCAATCTTCAGCCCGCTCATTACGACAAGTACTGCGGCATTGAAAAACTATGGGTAACTCTGAAGCTATACTACAGCAACGTGTAGCACACAACTAGTATGCAGAGGTACGTCATCTCGTTTGTTGTGCACATGTTAGCGTTAAAAAGAGCAGTGGACGACAACAGACCCGAGGATTGCTATAGTTCTCGTAGAGTTCTCGCTGGAGGAAAGACGTAAAATTTTGCGAGCGAAATTCTGAAGTATTCGAAGAAATGCTTGGAAAAGCTCGATGTGGCTATCTTCCAGGGATATTTTTCAAGAACCTAATTACGCGAGGTCAATCCCAGACGTCTGAACGTTCCGACGATTAATGTCGAGCGCATGAAACAACAATTGGTGCTAATGTTCTGGCCAATCATGGCTTTTGATAGCGCATCCGGAAGATTGGCAGACTTGCTCAAACGCATTCCCCCAACCCTCTAAGGATTGATCGCTTACACCGCGATGTGCCACCTAGGGTAGAAGTTGATTGTAAAGTACATTTTCAAACCGTATTTGGAAAGTAAGACGCCCGAATAAGATTCCAGGCGAGCACCTGCAAGGGGTTCTAACGGGAACAAAAAGAACACGCTACATTTGCACAAGAACGAGCGACTTTAAGAGTATGAGTATGAGCGAACTACCCATCCGATAAAGCTCTGCGCAAATCAAGATGTGTTAAAAGAGTTGGAAAGGAACAAAAAGCGACTCAACCGGGAAATGAACATAGCCGCTCAGCAGGAATGGGGAGGTGTCTGTTCAAAATATCAAGACAGGTA